CTATAATTGATATTATAGATAATTTCTTAAATAAAATATATTTTAATAAAGTACAAATTAACAAATATAATCAATATTATAATAGGTTATCTAGGAGTATATTAAAGTTATGTTCTATTCATAAGGACATTATAGCTATAGAGCGCCATTTACGTGCGCATCATTTATTTAGAAAGCATCAAAAATTAGTTAATTTAGTTATTAAGGAATTATCTAACTTAATTAAAGAGAATTATTTGAAACAAGAAAAAATTAGAATAGAACATAATAGATTATTAGCTGAATATAATATTAATAAATTTAATTATTATTTGTTACCTGTTGAAGAGTGTCCCTACACTCAATCAGATGTAGATGAGGATTTGGAATATAATCCTCGACCCGTTAAAATTATTAAACCCAAACGCCGTATGAATTATGGCAATATTTTAATAGGACCCTTACAGGAACAGACAGATGTTCCTATTCATAGAGATAGTTTTCTTTTAAGTAAGTTACGATTTATTATAGATAATTTAAGAGCTATTAGATTAGGTTTTTATAATTTTAGTCCACGTAATTCTGTTAATATTATTTTTAGAACTATGAATGTTATTTTTAATAAGGAACGAGATGTTGAAGAGGGTGTTGAGTTGACAGAATATGGTGCATTTGAAATGGAAGAACCATCAGTACATGGTGAAGGAAATATTACTACTAATCAAGCTAGTAATGTAGTATTAACGGAAGCTCGTGTAGAAGATAGTGTTATTACAACACCACTATCGCGAATGTGGAGTGATTATGTTTCTACAGATGTTGTTGGTAATTATAATATAATCACAGATCGTTGGATGAAATTGAAAGATTTTGAGTGGACCACACAATCTGGGAAGCATAGTCAGCTTTTCCAATTGAAGTTGCCGTTTGATGCTGTATATAATGCACCACTTGTCCCTTGTGATATGCCTAATTTGTTACCATTTAGAATACATAGATATGTAAGATGTGATATGGAAGTTAAAATCCAAATTAATTCGAATAAATTTCAAATTGGTCAGCTACAGGCTGCATGGTTTTATCAACCTGAATGTGACTCGTTTTTTGATTTACGTGAAAATGTGTTTAACGGTAGCCAAACTCATCATGTATTGATAAGTGCATCAGCATCTAATGAGGCTTCATTATTTATTCCCTTTAAATATCATCTTCCTATGGTTTCAACAAAAGCAAGATCAGATATAAGTTTTCCGCTGAATATAGGTACATTAAAAGTTAGGGTATTGAATCCATTAAGTGTTACTCAAAATGGACCTGCAAAATGTAATGGAGTTGTATTTATTAGATTTATGAATTGTGAATTTACAGGTATGGTGGATGGAGCTATGGATATTCCCTCTGCATTCTATCAAATGGATAGGATAGTAGATTTGGGTGCGAATATACTTAAAGGATATCTTAGTGCTAATGAGGACAATCCGCCTAGTAGGCGTGTGGCTAATTATATAGTTCCTACAGCAACACATTCTTGGAGTATGGGTACAGATATCACAGAACCTTTACAGATGTTGAGATTGAGTAATACCGGAAGAACAATGCATCCAGATGTTGTAGAGAACGAACAATTAGTAGCTAGTGTTGTGTCTAAATTTGGATTAGTAAATACATTCGATTGGACTCAAAGTGATGAATCAGGTAAAATCTTGTGGAAGTGTTCTGCTGCACCTATTTTAGAAATGTCTTGTTACAATGCCATCCTATCGAAAGATAAACATATTTTAACTAGTTATTACATCCCTCCTGTAGGAGTAGTGTCATCGTTATTTCAATACTGGAGAGGAAGTTTGGAGTTTAGATTTGATGTTATTGCTACGCAATTCCACACTGGGCGATTATTAGTTGGGTATGTTCCTGGTGCAACGTCCTCCAGTAAAATTACATTGTCTCAATTATATGCATCACCTCATATGATATTTACTCTTCAGGAAAATCAAACTTTTACTTATCAAATTCCATATATAGCAAATAAGCCGTTTTGGAGTAGAAATTATGTAGGTAACCATAAAGCGAGTGAAGTGATTCCGCCATCTTATTTGTACGTTGCTGTTTTAAATCCGTTAATTCCTATGGAGAGTGTCGTAGCTAAAATTCAAATTAATGTTTATATGAGAGGGGGACCTGATTTCGAAGTTTCGATTCCTGTTCAACCCTGTTTTGGATTGGCTTTTAATAGAAATGTATTATATACAGACACAGAAATTGTAAAAGCCCTGACAGGATATTGGCCGTATTATGCAGGTACATGGCATAGTTTTTTGAGCTCTGAATATTTAATTTTCAGATGGGGCACTGCCTCGGATGAAGTGGCTCAATTCCAAAACAATTATCTCAAGAAAATGATTTTAGATGCACGCAGGGCTGCTACAGATCCAATGAAAACATATACTTCTTATTATTATTCATTCGAAAATTCTGCTGAAGCTCCTAAATATCAAGATGCGTCTGGTAGAGTTCAAATTGCAAATATCGGTTTAATATTGTATGGTTTAACTAATTCGTATACTATATTTGTACCCATATCGTCTCAAAATCTCGTTGAAGCAGCTGCTAAAGATCACTATATGCATTATAATGCAACTGGAGAATATGAATGGATCAGACAATATGCTAAAGATCACTATATGCATTATAATGCAACTGGAGAATATGAATGGATCAGACAATATGCTATTAAAATTACAAGTACATCAAATAATGATTATATAAGTGGTAATCCTAACCTTATAGTTTCGGAAGTTAATTCTAAATTTTATATGTCTGAGAGTGAGAATTCATTTGATGAATGTGCTAGTATAGAAGGAGAACGTGAGTCAGCAGAAAACGTTTTAATTTCCGGTTCGACTCTTACTTCTACTAATAGTGGAAGATTTTTATTTGGAGAACAATTTCATGATTTAATGGATTTGTGTAGGAGGTATCAACTGTATGGCGCATTTAATGTGGATTTATCTAAAACAAGAACTGTTGGTCAAGCGGTAGGTGTATTCCCTGTTGTACCTCAAGGGTTAGCTTTAGATATTGGTACAACATCGGCGATTGTAGAGATCCCAAATAGATGTAGAGATGGACATATTCCATTAGTTCTTAGTGGATTTAGATATGGTAGAGGGTCTATTCGTTTTAGAATAGTTGGGCCTAGTGGTACAATTCAAGCGTGGGTGCAACATCGACCAGATAGAAAATTAGTTACTCCTACCATTACAGTTCCATCAAAGTCAGATAGAGCGCAGTCTTTATTTAATCATTCATATGCATATTATGTTCAAGATCTCAACATCAATTCGATTATGGAATTTGAAGTACCATTTTATCAAAATTCTGCATTTTGTTTATTGCAAGGACCCAAATTTTTAAGAACTGATGAAGCGTATTATTATACGTTGGGAGATATATCGATTGGATTTGTGTATACTAAAAATGATTTACCTGATATAGCGTCCTCTTTAGTTACAATATATTATAGTTTGGCCGATGATTTTCAAATGTCAACATTCCAAGGATTTCCTCCAATGGTTTTATTAGATGATATAGCAACACCTGAAATGATGAATTGGACTACAAATTTAACAAATAAACTTAAAGGTAAAATTGTGGATAGTGTTAAAACGGAAGTGTCTGCTGTAGTGCAAGAGGCGTCGAAGGGAGCAACTAATGCTGCGTTGGAAAAAATTGCAGAATTGAAAGAATCCATGGAAGCACAAGGATTGACAGATGTTGTAAATACTAGTATTTTTAGATGTATTATGACAAATATAGCACATTGTACAATAACAACAAATTTAAAACATATCGTTACTGCTATCATTTCTGTGTTTATAGAAATGGGTTTAGTGGCATATGAACAGACTACTGTATTATTGGGAAAGATAATGAACCTTCTTAACTGGGTAAAAGTAGATAATGAGTCGGGAAATGAACTTACGAGGCCCGATATTGTTGAAAAAGCAGAAGAAGCTGTAGCGGAAATGGAGACGCCATCGCAAGAAGCTGCTGTCGGCATAATAACCATCCTATGGAGCGGTATGTGTAGCTTATTATCTATTACGACGAAATGTCCTAAGGATGTTCAATCTCTTTCCTCTTTTTTAACTAAAGATATGACTAATGTCATGCGAAGCAGTAATATTTTCTTTTTATTTCTTAAAAATGTATTTAGTGTTATGGGTGAAATGAAACAGTATTTATTAGGTGTCGTTAGTCCTAAATTTAAGTTGTCTCAAGAATTAGAGCAGCGTCAACCAGAATTGGTAGGGTGGTGCCAAGAAGTATTAAAATTGGAAGATCCGGAGTATCGGAAAAATTATCAGTACACTCAATTTTATAAACAGCGAGTAGATATGGCATATTTAAAAGGATCTATTTTCTATAGAAATATTTTACAATTAGAGCATAAAGAATTTTCTCATCAAATTACAAAATTATATGATAAAATTAGAGACTTACGCGATGCGAGTGTCAAAACTGGAAGTGATAGTTATATTAGAAAACAGTGTTTTACGGTGTGGCAGTGTGGAGAAGCAGGAGTAGGGAAAAGTACTATTTCAACGCAACTGATCATGAAATTACTTAAACATAGAAATATAACAACTAGTGTACCCCCGATTTATGTTCATAGTACAGAGAGTGATTTTTGGGATACGTGTGTCGGAAATCCTGCTATGGTTGTAGATGATTTATTTAATATTCAAACTGGTACTATTTTTGAAAAGCATTTGATTCTTCTTTTTATGTTATATTCTCCCGTAGTTTTATCGCCTCCTAAAGCCGATTTGTTAGATAAAGGTATGACATATAATCCGGAAATATTTTGGATTAACTCTAATTATAAATTTTTTGAATTTGATAGAATTCATAAAAAAGCAATTCATAGACGTCGTGACGTTCTTTTTGAATCAAAAGTAAATCCCAATAAAAAAGCAGGATGTTTACATTGCGATAAAAACATACCTCTAGTAGATTGCGATCCGGAATTATTGAGTGATAATCATCATCTAATTTTTTATGTATATGAAGATGTTTGCAATTCAGCAGATGATGCTCCCTATAAAATTATGGAGTTTCCGGAATTTTTAGTGTTTCTTAAAGATAAGTATGATAAAGTTATGGATAAGAACGAAAGAATGTATGAACAACGTATAGCAGAAAGTATGGAGTTATTTTTACAAGAGGAATCAGAGGCAGATTGTATGGATGACTATATTGAACGTGTGCAAAAGAGACATGACGCCAACTTACGGCAAATTAGAGAAGCTAGTTTGTATCATGAACTTAAGACGTGTTTGGGTAATTCTTATAGTATAGCAAAAGAAAACTTGTCCAAATATTTAACTACAAATCTATGGGACAAAAAAGCGAGCCCCCAAATGGATGTATGGAAAACATGTATGGAAGAATATAATCATAAGCAAGCGGATGAATGTGCTATTAATTGTTTATCAACGTCGCAAGAGCGAATTCTAAAATCTAAAAATATGTTTGAATGTTATAGTGAGTTTTATAAACGTACTTTCTGGAGTACTGAATTTTCTTGTTATCATTATGAATTAATTCCTTTAGATAGATCTGATCGTATGTTTTTATATCAACTTATTAAAATAAGTTCTATGGGTCCTACGCCTGAAGTTTCACTCCCAGAATTATTTAAATTTATGGCAATAGTTACTTGTACAGAACCAAACATACACATTTATAATGTTAAATTATTTATAAAGAGATTATATAGTTATAATAAGGCATGGATGGGTGTGTATTTTAAGGAAGTAGATTTTGATAGAAATTCAAGAGTATTGAAAGATCATGTGTGTATGTGTAAACATGTTCTATTAGATAATGATCCAGAATTATGTTTCATAGAAGATGGTGTGTTATACAATAATAAGCGTAAGCCTGTGGATAAGTTATGTGCTGGACCCTGTGATTGTGGTAAACAATTTGGTTTTAATGATAAAGAAGAAAAAAGTTGTATTTGGGATAATCATGCATTTAAATATATGTGGTATAAACGTTTTATAGATACTCATCCTCACGTAGTACCATCTAGGGGAATTTTTAAAAATATACATATACGTAGTTTGCCTGATGCATTGAAACCGCGGAATGCAGTTGCAATTCCAGATGAATCTAAATTTGTGCAGTGGTTCAAGGATATCAAGCAAATAGCTTTAGAGTGGGTATATAAAACTTATGTAATATTCGGTAAAATTTTTAAATTTATATCTTCGTTGCCGTGGCCTCTTATAACATGTTTGTTAACAGGATTCGTTTGTTCTGGAAGTTTAGTGTATTCTTCATATTCAATGGTTCATGATAATGCAAGTCGTATAGCTCGAAAACAATTGAAACACGGAGGTGCTTGGGAGAGTCACTCTTATACAAATCTTCAGAATGTTAATATGAGTGAAATACCTAGACATGCTGTTAGTGTAGTAGAAGGATCTATTCCCCAAGTAGATGTAGCCATCAAATTAGTAATGAATAACTTTTTCCAAATAACATGTATATTTAATGAGCGAAAGTTGTCTTGTCATGGTGTTGTTTTAAAATCTCGAAAATTATTAATACTTCGTCATTATATAGAAGAATATGAGGCAATTAAAGCTAATAATCCTACTTTTTATGGTAAGTTTCCACATCGAAAATTTGTAGATAATATAGGAGTTCAATTTAATTTGTTTGATTGTAAAATTACGAATTATGGTATTAAAGATGAATTTGGCCATGCTATGTCTAATTATATGTTGCTTGAGTTGCCTTTATGTTTTCCCGAGTCAAAATGTTTAACCCAATTTATCGCTACAACAAAAGATCATCAAAGAGTGTATGGAGACTGTGTACTTGTTCAAAATTCAGGTAAGGTATCAGAAAATATTAAAGCAGTACGCGAGACTAATAAATTATATGTTAAATCTACAGCAACGACTAGTTCCGTTACATTATATGATAAGTATACGTATAGAATGCATGCTAAAGGAATGTGTGGAAGTATATTGTTATGTAATAATTTAGAAAGACCTATTATAGGAATGCATGTAGCGGGAGTTGAATTTGGCAATGAACGTGGTATAAGTGAGTTATTGTGTTTAGAAACGTTCGAAGAAGTAATTAAAAAAGAAGAAGTATATCATAGTGTTGTTATTCCAGAATTAACAGATGCAGAATTTTCTAAGATAAATATTAATAGTATGATTTATCCTTTAGGATGTACTGATGCTAAGTATACAGTTTATCAGAGTGGCGACACTAGTATTGTTCCTTCAAAAATACATGGCGTTTTTCCAGTTGATACTGCTCCGAATCCGTTGTCTAAAAATGATCCGCGATTACCTAAAGGAAGTTCGCCCCTTGAAGATGGTTGTGCAAATATGGGCAAACCTCCTTTAGATTTTGAAACAAAATTGCTTGATAATGCTGTTTTTGATTTACAACATAAATTATTGTCGGTAGTTAAACCTGTTAGAGATAAAGTAGGAGTACTTGATTTAGAGACGGCAATATGCGGCAATCCAGATATACCTCATTTTGAATCCTTAGAATGGAAGTCATCACCAGGATATCCTCTTCGTTTTGAAAAGAAAGGTTCTAATGTTTCAGGGAAAAAATATTTATTTGATTTGGAAGAATATGATAGGGGGTATAAATTAAAAGGGTTAGATCCTGCCCTCCAGAAATTATTAACGATAGATGAAGCGTGTCGTAAAAGAGGAATTAAACCATTTACAGTATTTATTGATTGTTTAAAAGATACTACATTACCCATCGAAAAATGTAGTATTCCAGGAAAGACTCGTATTTTTTCAATAAGTCCAGTACAATTTACTATACAATTTAAACAATATTTCCTTGATTTTATGGCATCTTATCAAAAAGCTCGTACAAATGCAGAACATGGTATAGGTATTGATGTTAATTCATTAGAATGGACACATGTTGCGAATTTATTGCAATCTAAAGGAGAGCGTATTGTGTGTGGTGATTATAAAAATTTTGGACCTGGATTGATGAAAAAAGCTGCACAAAGAGCATTCGATATTATTTTCGCGTGGTATGAGTTACATGGAGATGGAAAAAATAATAATATTCGGAAAATTTTTGCGAGCGAGATACTTGACTGTCCACATTTAGTAACAAATTTATTTTATACTACACCTTGTGGTATACCATCGGGTAGTCCTATAACAACACCTTTAAATGATATATGTAATGGGTTATACTTAAGATGTGCATGGGAATTAATAACTAATATGGGTTTTGATAAAATGAATGAGCATTGTGTTATTTTACATTATGGTGATGATGTGTGTATCAATGTTACGGATGAAATAAGTGAAGTGTTTAATACAGTTTCTTTACGTGACGCTTTTGAGAAGTATAATATTGTTTTTACTGATATTAGTAAAGATGGATCTATAATACCGTATAGAACCTTAGCTACATGTCAATTTTTAAAGTGTGGTTTTTTGCCACACCCTTTTAGATCAGGTGTATATACGGCTAATTTAGATAAAAAATCAATTCAAGGTTGCGCAAATTGGATTTTAAAACGTAATGATCCAGATGTTGCAACTATTCAAAATTGCGAAACTGTATTAGAATTAGCTCACGGATGGGGTGAAAGCTATTATAATGAATGTTTGAATAAAATGCTTAAAGAATGTATGAATGTTAATTTAAAATTTAGAGCATTGAAATGGTCGGCTATAGATGAGCGTAGATATAGTCGACTTTCTTCATAGTATGTGCGTATGAAAGTGTGCGTATAGTATGATTGTAAGTAAGTAACGCTTCGGTATTCTTACGATGAGCGCAGTAATGTTTAGAGTGTTCGACGGGCAACTCAACAGAGCTCTATTACTGCTACTCTCGAGTGAATGATTTTGTGTGTTTGTGTCATTCATTTTAA